AAACAATCCGATTTTTTATATAAATATGTTAAATTTAATTCTGAAAAAAGAGCTAAAGCAACAAGTGATTCAGAAAAAGATTTTTATAAATTATGTGTAAATGCGGTATATGGTAAAATGTTGGAATCAGTTCGAAAACATTCCGATATAGTATTTTTGGACTCAACACAAATAAAAAAGTTTAATAAAATCTCAAATAGAAATTTAATAAAACATGTAAATATTATAGATGAGGATTTTTGTATTATTCAGAAAAAGAAAAATTACCATATTTTAAATAAGCCTATATTTGTTGGTTTTAGTGTATTAGAAATTTCAAAATTATTAATGTATGAACATGTATATGATAAATTAATACCAAGATATGGACTTAATAATATAAAAATTATATATGGCGATACTGATTCCCTTATTTATAAAGTTTATGCAAATGATATATATAGCGATATGATAAAATATGAAGATGATTATGATTTATCAGAAATGAAAAATAAAATATTTTTAGATGATGAAGGAAAACCAAAATATAACAAAAATAAAAAAGTACCAGGTCCGTTTAAATGTGAAACTCATGGAATACCAATAAAATCCGTAACAGTTTTATCTGCGAAAATGTACGCATATGAAAAAGCAGATATGAAACCTGAATATATATTTAATAAACCAATACAAAAAAAAGAAGGAAATTATGAAGTTGAGAAAGATGGAGGAATTTCTAGAAGATGTAAAGGAACAAAAAAATATATTGTTCGCGATGAATTAGATTATAAAGATTATGTTGATGTATTATTTAATAAAAAAAATATAAATAAATATAATAATGGTATAAGGTCAAAAGATTTTAAAATTTCAAGTTTAACAGTTTTAAAAACTGCTTTATGTTGTTATGATGATAAAAAATATATGATTGATGAAAAAACATGTATCCCATATGGACATTATTCATTATTAAAAAAGAATATACATAATGAATTATTACAAAAAAGAATTACAATATTTTAAATAAAATAATATAATATATAATATATTACATTAATAAATAAATAAAAAATTTATTTATTTTTGTTTTTTTCTACCACGTTTTTTTTTACGTTTTTTTTTTATTGGTTTTTCTATATCTGCAGTAGGTTGATTATCAATAATATTTTTTTTATCAATACCTTCTTTTTTTAATTTTCTATTAATTTGATTAATTTTTTTATTTTCTGCTATATTATCTTTTACAATTTCATTTTCTAAAATAGGAACATTAGATTTAATAATTTCTTTCCAATTATAAATTTTTTTCTTTTCATTACCTTGTAAATCCGCTAGTTTATATTTATCAGTATATTTACTTGATTTTATTTCAATAATTTTAAAAATTTCTCTAGAATAACTTTTTGTTTCTTTATCAAAAATATTTTTTTGTTCTAAAATTCTGACATAATCACCTTCATTAAATTTATTTTTTTGTTCATTTCCTTTATCAAGATTATAAAATTTTTTTTCAATATGTTTATTATTTGCATAATCTTCATAATTTTCAGATAAAAAAATATCTTCAGGAGAATAAAAATTTAAAGAAGAATGAGGCAATTCATTATATACATTTAAAATAAAATTTATATGTGTTGTCCAATCAGCAGAGTTTATTTTGTGTAAATATTTATTTAATAAATTTTTAAAAGTTCTTGTGAATCTGTCAATTATAGCTAAAGGATTAGAATATTTTGATAAATGTATATCTTTGCTTTTAAAAAAAAAATAATGCATTCATCTTTCATCTAAAAATTTAATTAATTTTTCTTTATTAAATTCAGAATCGCAAGAAATAGAAACTTTATTAAAAATATTTGTTTTAATTTTACTTATTAAATCCTTAGTAAATAATCAAAAACCATATATTATTTCATCAAGAGTTTTATTTTTTAATAAATACATAAATGCATATCTGCTTTGAATATCAATAAATGTTAAACAAAATTGATGTGTTCTAAATTTAGAAAAAACAGTAATATCACACTGAAAAGAAAACGGAGGGGCTGATATTTTCAACATTTTTTTTTTATAATTTTTGGGTTTTTTAAACATTTCATCAACATTAGAATTTTTATAAACTGCATTAATAACATCATTATTTAAATCAATATTTTTATTTTCAGCATATTTTTTAATAATATTTTGATTAATAAAATCATATTTATTTGGTTCATTTTTTAAATCATCCATAAATATATATATTATAATAAATTAAAAAAATATTTAAAAAAAATATAATATAATTTAATAATATAATGGAGCAAAAAAAAGTATATTTTAAAACTAATTTTAAAAATAATTTTAATAATAAAAATAAAGAAATTGTTAAAGAAACAAAAGAAGATAAAATAAAAAGATGGGAAAATATAGAAATGAAATTTGGCAAATATAAAGGAAAAAAATTAATAGATATTAAAAATGAAGACCCTGATTATTTATTATATCTTTCTAATAATTTTGAAGATTTAAATAAAGGATTAAAAAAAATAATTGATTCTTTATTAAATTAATAAAAAAAAATATATATATATAAACTACTTAAGGAAATTTATATATAAATATAATATATGGAAGAAAATAAAAATTTATGTTTAATTTGCTATAAAAATTATGAAATAAAAGATATGGTAAAATTTGAATGTGAATGTAAATATTATTATTGTGTAAAATGTTTTAGAGCATTACAAAAAAAATCAGAATTTAAAAATATATATACATGTTCTATATGTAAAAAAGAATCAATAGGTTTAAAATTAAATTTTATTATAGAATATATTCAAAAAGATTATTATTCAGTATTAAATAAATTTTATAAAGATAAAAAGGCATATGGCGAAAAAAGAAAATCTAAATATTTTTTAAAAGTAAAAATTACTAATAATTTAGAAGTTGAATATTTATTAATTCATTATATGATAAATGAAATGGATTTAAATTGGTGTAATGCAATAAAAGAATATTTAGAAAATGAGAAATCAAATATTAATGTAAATAATGAAATATTTAAATCAATAAATTTTAGGATTATGATTATAAATAAATAAATTTAATAATATTATATAATTATTATAATATTATTTTATTAAATTAAAGGAGGTAGTGGGTTTGTATCTGATATAAGCGCTTTTGCTCTTCTCTTTCTTAAATGTGCTGGAATAGGCATATTTTCGGATTTATTATATTTTCTTTTTGGTTTATCAGATATAACTTTATTTGATACAGCACGCGAAACTTTAACAAGATTTCCATCTTTTCTTTTACAACCATTAGAACAATTACCAATAATAAATTTTCTATTATTTTTTCCGGTTTTTTCATGCGGATTAATAATATCTACATTTGATTTACATTTAAAACATCTTCCTTGAGTCATGATATACCTATATATTAGAAAAAATTAAAAAAATTATTCAAATTCGAAAATCATTTGAAAATCGCAATTATTTAAGTCTATTAGTTCATTATTTTCATCTAATAATCTAATATGTAAATTATTTAAATTATATTGTTTATTTACATAATTAATTTGATTAAATAAATTATTATTATAATTTAATAATCCAAATCTTTCAACATTAAAAGGAATAATAAAATTTGCATTTGAATTATCAGAATTAAAAAAAGTTGATTCAATATTAACTAAATCTATATTTAAAAATAATGGAAAATTAAAATTTATTATATTTGTTTTTAATGTGTTTGAGTTACTAACATAATTAATATTTTTTAACATATTAAATAAAATATTAATATTTGAATTAAATTTTATTGTAAAATTTTGGTTTGCTGTAAATAAATAACAATATGTTTTATCATCAAAAACCATATTAAAATTAGCATAATTAATTAAATTTTTTATTGTAATTGATAATGTTTCATAATCATAATTATTAATAGGTAAAGATATATTAAAAGTCGTGTTATCATTAAAAGTAATAACAAAAGTATTATTTTTTGTGTTAATTAAATAACATGTTTTAGGAATAACAACCGACAATAATTTAATATAATTATTAATATTTATTTGAGAATTAAAAGAAATAATAAAATTATTAGAATTAGAATTTAATTTATTTAATCTTTTTGATGAATCAACAAAAATATAATTTGATTTATTTGTTAACATTGTATATTATTAATATATAAAAAATATATAATAAATATATATATGAATTGTTGAAATTGTAAAAAATCAAATATTATACAAGATAATAGCAGTTATATTTGTATTGATTGCGGTATTGTATTAACAACTTTATATGGAAATGATAATATAAATTATAATGATTTTGTAAAGAGGTATAAATATAAGAGATTAACATATTTATTATGTTTAATTAATAATATAAATTTATATTATATAAAGAATAATGAAAAAATACAAAAATTATATGAAAATGTAAAAGAAAATATAGTTTTTGATTATTCAGAAAATAAGAAATATTTTAAAAAAATGAAAATATTAAATTGAAATAATTATAATTTAATATATTATTTTATGTATTTAAAATATAATAATAATTATAAATTTATAAATAATAATTTAAAATTATTAATAATTAATTTATTTATTAAAATTGAAAGTGTATTTAATGAAAATAAAAGAAAAATTAAAATATTAAAAAAAAAAATAATTAATTATAATTTTTTATTATGAAAAATATTTATAATGTTAGAAAAATCTGAATATTTAAATATGATTGAATTACCTGAAAAATCAATTTATAATAAATTAGAAAATATTTGGATTGATTTTTTTATTTTTTAATATATATATATGATATCAACAAGAAAACAAAACAGAATTTTAGGGACAAACAATAATATATTAAAAGTTACAAATAAAGACAGAGACAAAATATTATTAATAGATTGATTTAATACAGAAATAAAAAATGCATTATCTTCGGGTTTATCTATGTATAACGATGAAAAAAAAGACGCTTCATTAATTGCTACAATGCAAACAGAAACAAAAGAAAATTTAAAAAATAGTGATTTTAATGCAGCAAATAAAATTATTGATAATGTAAAAAAATTGGATTCTAATGATGTTTTTAATATTGGTGTTGATAAAATAAAAAAAGATACAAATGAAATAACAGATAATATTTGAAATTATATAAATAAAATATCAGATTATTTTAAAAATATTTTAAATATTCCTTTATCAATAGGATTAATAGTTTTAATAATAATAATCATAAAAAAATAAAATTATTTATATTTTTTCTAAATTATAATATATATGTTCGATATTTATAAGTATTTAAGTAAAGGTGTTTTAAGTTTTGGAGCAATTTCGTTATATGATTATTTTGTAGAAGGTAAAAATATGGATTATATAAAAGCAGATGGTTTAACTTTTACAGTTTCTAATTTAGCAGGTTTATTATCAAGTGATTTATTATTTGAATTTTTAAATTTATCAAAAAGTGGAACTGTTGGAATGTTATCAGAACCATTAATATCAAGTTTAATATATATGTATCTATTTCAAGATATGGTATTTAATAAATATGTTGGTGTATATTCTACTCAAAGATATCCAACAACTAATTTTTTAACAGGTGTAACTATTAATTTTTTATTAAGATTTATTGAAAATCCTCTTTTAAGTTTTTGGGGATGGAAAAATTAAAACTAAAATTTAAATTTTTCTAATATATAAATATAAAATAAATTAAAATGTCAGAAATACAATTAAAAAGTTTTACACATCCAATAGGTAACGCTGCATGGGTTGGTTATGTTCCACCACAAACACCAGTTTTTTATTTTAGTGATGCAGGAACAACAACAGAAGATTTAAACAATATAAGATATTTAAAATCAGCTTTAGGGTTTTTAGAAGAAGAAAGAAAAATAAGCCAAATAATAGAATGGATGACAGCTAATGGAAAAAATACCGCGTATATGGCATTGAAAAAAACAGAATTAGAAAATACAAATAAAAAATTATGTAAATTTATTCTTAGTTATATGAACACTATTTTATGGAAAAAAACGCCTGCGGGTGGTGCATATCCTGAAGTGCCGGATGCGGATGCTTTAGTTGTTGCAGAATTAACAACCTATTCAGTTCATGAAGCAATGCAACAAATAATACCTGCATTTAAAGGTGTTGCGCAATTAATGGCAACAATGCTAGAATATAAATATCCTTCTAATTTAATAGGTGCAAGTTTACAATCCGCAATAAAACAAGTAAATTTAGAAGTCAAAGAAAAAACTGAAGATATTGTTAAATCAACAAAAAAATCAAAAAAACAAAAATAAATTTTTTATAAATAATATATATACATATGTCGACAAAAAAACCAAAATCAATAAAAATAAAACCGGAAGAAGAAATTAAAAAAGATGTTGAAAAAATTGTATTTCCGAGTTATAATGTAACAGCACAACCAAACACACAAGATGCTCAAATTAAAGCAGCTGCAGGTTATACAGTAGTTCAAATACCAGTTGCAATTTTTAATTTTGTTGGTAAAATTGTACCATTTTTTTATTTTAGAACTTTAGATGAAAAAACAGATTTAAATACAAATACAAGACAATATTTTAATGATTTAAAAAATAGATTAAAACAAGCATTAGGAATACCACAAACAATAAAAAAATTATCTGATATTATTGAAGTAATAGATAGGCCACAAGTTGAAAATGCAAATAATGCAAATTGGAGGCAATTGGTTCCACGAGGTAAAAAATTACGTAGATTAAAAGAAGTATATGAAATTTTAATAAAGTTTACTTTAGAAATGATACATAATTTTTTTTGGGTTGATTTCATAAAACCAACAATGGTTAATAATGTAGCGGCGTCAGCTGAACAAATTACAAATATACACAATATTAATCATTATATTGAGCGTGTAATACCTATATCTTTACAATTAAAAAAATTATTAGAAAGTGAAGTAGAATTAGATTATCCTAGTGATATTATAGATTTACAATATGCAAATAATTCTAAATTCTAAATTAAAATTTTTATATAATAATATTATATATATTTATGAATGATTTATATAATATGATTTTTAAAACAGACCCTTTTAAAGTAAAAAAACCAAGCAATTTAAAACATAAAAATAAAAAAAATGATATAAAAATTATCAAAAAAAAATTAAGGATTATTGATAAACCTGAAATAATAAATATTAATGATGTCAATCCTGTAACAGATACAGCACCAGCAGATTTAGGAGCAGAATTAGAAAGAAATATTAGAAATGCAGATTTACAAAATAGAGTAAATGAAGAAAATATTAACGCTAATCCATTCCAAAATATAGATAGAGCTGTTGTATTAGACCATATAGAAAAATTACAAAAAGACCATGAATATAAACAAAAATTAGCGGTTCAAGTAGGTGAAGCATATGCAAAAGAAGATTTTTATACTGATATGTTAGGACTAAAAGATTTACAAGATGAATTAGCTAAAAATGCCGCAGAAATACATAAATTAAATATGGAAATTAGAAAAATAGAAACATGAAAAGAAAATAAAAAACCAATAAAAGGTACACCTATAAGAAAAACAAGAGATTTAGAAGAAATAGAAGATTATAAAATGGATATTGAAAAAGAAGAAACAAATAACAAAGATTATTTAAATATGAAATTAAAATTAAAAGAATTATCAGAACAAAATAAAAAATTAACAAAAGATGAAGATAATTTAAAAAAAAAATATGAGAAAGCTATGCAACAAGGAGATTTAAGACATATCACAAGCTCTTTTAATGCACAAAAAATGCATATGGAAAAAAAAATAAAAGCATTAGAAAATTTATTAGATGCAAACACAAAAAGTTTTAATGAATACAGAACAAAAAATAATGAATTAAAAGATACAATTGATATTATAAAACAAGAAAAAACAGATATAATAAATAAATTTATAAATAAAGATAATGAAATAGAAGAAATTAAAAAAAAATATATAGATAAATTAAAACAATTTAATAATGAAACATATGATAATGAAGAATATTTTAAAAAAACTGAAAATTCATATAAAAATGAAATTTGAAGATATGAAAATAAAAATAATGATTTAATTAATGAAATAAGAAATTTTAAAATAAAAGAAATGTTATTAAAAATTTTATTAGAATCTAAAACAAAAATTAATAAAAAAGATTCATCAAGTATAAAAAAAGAAATATCTGAGTGATTCCATACACCAGGTTCAAAATCAAGCAAAAAAAGCGATAGTAGCGAAGAATGAGGTGGAGGAGGTGGGGGAAATGATGAAAATCCTGATGATAAACCTGATGAAAATCCTGATGAAAATCCTGAAGAAGAAAGGAAACAATGAGATATTATTATAGAGAAAAAATGAGATTCAGAAAGTGACGCCCACAGCGATGGGCATGGCTCCGCCGAGGAAGAATTAACTATAGAACAAGAATTAAAAATTTTATTATCAAAATATAATATAAATAAAAAAAAGTTTGATAAAAAAGCAATACAAGAAATTAATGATTATATAATTAGTTTAAAAAATGAAAGTAAACAAAATATGAATAAATATATTGAAATGTTCAATAATTACCAAGAAGAATCAAAAAAAAAGTTTAAATTTGAAATGGAAAACCGTCAAATTGTAGGAGAAAAAATAAAGATTTCAAAAGAAAATAAAAATTTAAATGAAAGAATAGCAAGAGATGAAGAAATAAACAAAATGAAACAAGAACAATATCAAAAAGATTTATCAACAAGAGAACAGCAAATTAGAGAAAATTTTTTTAAAGAATATGATGAATTATTTAAATCAAAAACACAAGATTATCAAAAACAAATAGAAGATTATAAATCTGATTTAAAAAGACAATTTGACGAAGCATATGATAATTTAAATAAAAAATATTGAGAATTAAATGAAAAAGATAAATCAAATATAATAGTTTTAGAAGATGTAAAAAATAACCAAATGAGTTTATTAGATGAATTAAATAAATATAAAACGAATGAATATAATCTAATTAATACAAAACAAGAATTAGAATTAATAGTTGAAGAATTAAGAAATAATACAGAATTAACAAAAAAAGAAAAAGAAGATTTATTAAGAGAAAAACAGCAGCTAGAAAAAGAAAAACAAGATTTATCAGAAGAATTATTTAATTATAAAGAAGATTTTAAAAATAAAATACATGAATTAGATTATATTGATGGAAAAGCTAAATATTTCGAGGAATCAATGCAAAGAATTGCAGAAGAAAAAAAATTAACAGATTTTAATTTTTCACAAATTCAAGATTATTTATTAAATGAAAAAAAAAATAATGAATTCCAAATAAAAGTATTACAAGACCAATCCGAAGAAATAAAAAAAGAATTTAAACAATATATAAATGAAAAGGAGCGCGAAGCGCACGCAAGTGAACATGAAAAAAAAGATATATTAGATAAATCAGAATATGAAAAATCTGAAATTATTAGACAAGCATGGCAAACAATAAATGATTTGAAAGAAATTTTAAACCAAAAAAATTTATTAGTTGAACAATATGAAATAAAAATTAAAGAAAATTCAGCAGAAAAAATTAAAATTACTGATGAGGAATATATAGAAAATATAAAAGACCAAGATTATCAAAGTTTTAAATCAGCAAAAAGAAAATCAAAAGAAAAAAAAGATTATATTACAGAACAAGAAAAAAAATATAAAGAACAATTAGAAAGAGATACAATAAGACAAGAAATGATTAATTTTAATCGAGATGAAAAACAAATAAATAATGAAGCTGAAAAATGTAATAAAAAATTATTAAAATTTTTTAGAAATCAACACTCACCAGAAAAATTAAAAATGTTAATTCAACAACCTATAACAGATTATGGATTTAATCCATACACACCAACAAAACCATATATACCAAAACAAAATTTTAATTTTCCACCAAATATAAGCGATTTTAGTCAAAATATGAGCAATTATTTAAATAAACCAATTAGTGATTATGGATATAATCCAAAATTAAGCCCAGTAAAGAAAAACCCTAATAATTTACCACCATTAAGTTCATTTAAAGAGCATGAATTTGATTATGATACTTTATGACAAATACCAAATACAAAATCAGGAAATGAATCATTTAAAAACCCTAGAAAATAAATTTTTATATTATACTATTATAATATGAGTTTATTAATTACAGGTAATAAATCAAAAATTAAAGCTTCTGAAATAAAAAGCGTTAATATTTGACAAATAAGCGGTTTGGTTGATTCTTTTGAAACATATCTAGACCCTGTCCAACAATCAAATATTACAAATTTAAATAATAGTATTAATACAATAAATAATAATATTACTAATTTAACAAATTTAATTAATAATAATGATAGTTTAGATACAACACAAAATACACAAATTTCAACTATTAATAATAATATTAATATTATTAATAATCAAATAATAGATTTACAAAATAATAAATCTGATATTTTATATGTTGATAATTTGATAAGTAATATAAATAATTCTATTAATTTAATTAATAACGATATTAACGATATTTTAACAAAAAATATAACATATGATAATTTTATTAATACAACAATTGCAAATTTTACAACTGTAAACGCTTGATTAAATGACAAATTAAATTTAAATGTTTATAATACTGATTTAATAAATATAAATAATAACCATGATAACCAACAAACACAAATAAATAATATAAATTGAACACTTGCAAATTTAGGAGGTCAAGACGTGGCAACTAATGAACAAATAACAACAATAAATACACAATTAAATTATTTAACCCCTATAGTTAATACATCACAAACAAAATTAAACACTCTAGAAAATCAAACAATACCAAATATAAATAATTCAATAAATTTAAAATGAAATATAACAGATGTAAACAATTGATTAAATACAAAATTAAACATTACGGATTTTAATACAGAAAAAACTAATATTAATAATTCAATAAATTTAAAATGAAATATAACCGATGTAAACAATTGATTAAATACAAAATTAAACATTACGGATTTTAATACAGAAAAAACTAATATTAATAATTCAATTAATTTAAAATGAAATATTACAGATGTATATTATAAACCTGTTTTATATACAAAAACAGAAACAGACACGCTATTAAATAATAAAGCCAACCAATTAACAACATATACAAAAACAGAAACAGATGGGATAATAAATAATATTAATAATATATTAAATACAAATGATAAAGAAACAAATACGTTATACGTTGATTATATTATAGGTTTAGATACAAACAACGGACAAACAATACACACCAAATTAAAAACTATTGAAAAAGCTTTGGATTTAGCAGGTGGTTCAACAACTATAAAAGTTTTAGGTTCTAATACATACAATATAAATAATTATACATTATGAGCAATTAAAACATCAATTAAAATTATTTTTAATGATGGTTGTTTAATAAATGGAATGCTTAATTTAGTTCAAGGAAATACAGCAATACAGTTTTTTAATGGAAAATTATGAATGACAATAAACGATGCAAGTTCAGGAACAACATATTTTAAAAACTGTGATTTAGACAGTTCAACTTTAAATTTTACAAATGGAGGATATAAAACTATTGAAAATTCAACATTTAACCCTTCATTAATTAATTTAACTAATACAACAACAACAGCAACATTAAATTTAAGAAATATAGGATGAATTACAAGTATTAATATAGGTAATAAATGGAGTGTTTTAAAAACTAATTCAAGTATAAATATTTTATGATTATCTTTAAGTAGTCTAGTTCTTGATACAAACAATTATATTATTAATTCAGTTATTACAACACAAGCAATTTTAAATATTATTTTATCCAGTGGAATAGATGGCTCTTATATTGTAAATTTTACAAATCCTACAGGTATAACAAATATAAAAAAAGGTGATATTTTCTATAAATCAGGTTGATATTTTTTAATTTTAAATAATTTTATTGATGCTCCCCCTTCAGTTTCAGTTTTTAATAGCACAACTTTAACATATGACACATATTATAAATCAAATGGAATATGGATTAATCAAGATGTAAATATTACAACATTACAAAATTATAATACAACACAAGATAATAATATTAATTTGAAATCTAATATATGAGATGTATATTATAAAACAGTTTTATATACAAAAACAGAAACAGATACATTATTAAATAATAAAGCTAACCAATTAACAACATATACAAAAACCGAGACAGATACATTATTAAATAATAAATTAAATTCATGAGAATTAACAAATATTAATAATAATATTAATTAGAAATCCAATATATGAGATGTATATTATAAATCAGTTTTATATACAAAAACAGAAACAGATACATTATTAAATAATAAAGCTAATCAATTAACAACATACACAAAAACAGAAACAGATACATTATTAACAAATAAATTAAATACATGAGAATTAACAAATATTAATAATAATATTAATTTGAAAGCTAATATATGAGATGTATATTATAAAACTTTATTATACACAAAAACGGAAACAGATACATTATTAGATAATAAATTAAATTCATGAGAATTCATAAATTATAATAATACTAATGGAAATATAAATTTATGACGTATAAATTTAACTAATTCAGTAAATAACCAAATTTTAAAAAATATTAATGGAGTTTTAAGTTGGGCAGAAGATGTAGCAGGTGCAGTCGTAGATTTAACAACAATTAATAATAAAATAACAGCATTAGAAACATTTAATACAACATCAAATAATATAGCATTATCTAGATTGATAAATCTAACACTTGAAAATATGACAACAATTAATAGCCAAGCCACACAAAAAATAAGGTTTCCAAGCACAGGAACATCAAAAGTATTTGAAATAACAGATCCATCAGGGACATGAGCCGGCACCGATTTTATAATATCAACCTTGGGAGTTTCTAAAAATTTTAAGATGAGATATTATCCAAGCTTTAACGAAGGTTATTTTATACTTAATGATACGACATTTATAACTTTAAATGCATCGACCGGATTAAGTATAAATAGACCTTTAAGTGCATACCATCAAAATACACTTAATCCAGGAAATCCTTGGAGGCTTATAAATTTATCAAATGTAAAAGAGGCAGCTTTTGCAACTCATATAACCGATTATACAATACCAATAAGTAAATTAGTAAAAGGAACAGCAACAAATCAAGTTTTATTATTTAACGGAACTAATATTACATGGCAAGCAATACCTCAAACAGATTTAACAAATTATTATATTAAATGAGAAGTTAATACTTTATTAAATTTAAAACTAAATACAGCAGATTTTACAAATATACCAATAACCAACTTATGAACAGGAACAGAAGCAAACCAAGTTTTAACATTTGATGGAACTAATATTATATGGCAAGCTCCAAGTGGAGGAACTACAACAATAGCCGACAATTCAATAGATTTAATAAAATTATGAAAATCAGGAGCATTATTAAATAATTATATTTATTATGACGGTAGTATTATAACATGGAAAAACTAGCCATTTGATTTAACAACACAAGATAAAACAACGGTTAAACTAATAAATAATACAACTAATAAATGCAAGTTTATAATTGAAAATTGAAATTGATATTATGAGACATCAATTGAATTTTGAAATTCTAGCGGATGATTACCAAATTATAAATTATTAACAATAGCAGCGTCTCTATATTCAAGATATTTTTATATTGGGGAATATTTAAATTATGAAGGTGTTTTTATTGAGTGTGTTTATAAATTATTAACAGCTCAGACGGTTATGATGACTATATATTGGAAATTAAACAGTATGTCGTTTTATTCCGGTGAAACTAATTTATATATTTCATTTGAAAAAAATAGCAGTAGAATTGCATATATTGGAAATGATGGCTATTGGTATACATCATCAAGTGAATTATTAAAACATAGTATACAAGATAAAAATAATAATGATGTTTTAAATAGAATTTTAAAATTAAAAATTAAATCATTTATTTATAATCATGATGAAAATAAAAAAATAACAATGGGATTAGTAATAAATAACGAATTATATAATTTATTCCCTAATATTATAAATAGTAATGTATTAGATAAAGAACGTAAAAATTTTAATGATTTTTCAGATGATGAAAAAAAACAAATGGGAATATCATATAATACATTATTATTATATTTTATTATGGCATTTCAAGAAGCATTTAAAAAACAACATAATTTTAATGAAAAAATAATACAAAATTTAAAAGAGCTGTCACAGCACACGAGTGACCAAGACGACCAAATTTTAAATATATTAAAAATGAAAAAATCTGAATCATATAGCAATTTATTAAATAATAGTTATGATTCAGCAATATGAGACCTTATTAAAAATAATGAGTTGTTAAATAAGAAAAATGAAATTTTAAAAAATCAATTAAATACATTAGAAATAAAATATAATTGAATGGAAAACCAATATAATAATATAGCTAAATCATACGATGAATTATTTTTAAAAATAAATTGATTAGAAGAAAAATTAAATAATAAACAAGATATAGAAAAAAAAACAGGATTATTTAAAAAATCTACTACTTTAAAAAAATAAAAATTTAATTTTTATTAAATAAATTAATATTATAATTTTTTTATAATATTAATATATGGATTACAATCATACAAATATAACAAATTCAACAAATTCAACAAATAATAATTTTGAATTATTAAATACATATATATGAAGCGGTTTTTTATTTGTGATTATATGCTTAAATTTTTCAAATTTGTTATATAATCATATAAATTTAAAAACATTAAAAAAAAAATTAAATAATACTTTATGAATGAAAGAAGTTTATGATAAATTAATTAATAAATATATATCAACTGATAAAATTGAAGAGAAAAAAAATATAATTATTGGAAGGCGAAAAAACTCATTAAAAGAAGTTTCACAAGTTTTCCAGGAAGCAGATTTAAAAGATATCGAATTAAAATAAAATAATTTTTTATAAATAATATTATATGGAAAAAACAAACCAAATTAAAGAAATTTTACAAAATTCAATTTTAGATTTTAAAAATACAATTGTTAAATTAGTAAAAAAAACTGATTTAATAGAAAAATTAAATAATTCTTTTGAAAATTTAGACCAAACTAAAATATTATTATTTATTTTTTTAATTCATAAAGACAATATGAAAAATCAAATTTTAGAATTTATTAAAAAATTCGAAATCGAAGAAACAGAAGAAAATATAAAAAAAATTGCTGATTGGTATAATTATTTTTTAGAAATAAAAACAATTTTTATTTAATTTTTTATAAATAATATTATATGGGTAAATCATTAATTACTGAAGAAATCGAAAAAAAAATTATAAAATTAAAATCAGAAAATCAAAAAATTAAAAATATTATTGATATTATATTTAATGAAGATAATATTAAAATTACAAAATATGGAATTAATAAAACATTAAAAAAATTACAAAATGAAGAATCAATTGAATTAAGTGAATCAAATAAAAGCGAATCAAATAAAAGCGAAACAAATCAAGAAACAAAAGAAAATACACAAACAAAAAATACAATTGTTAATAATTCATTAATTGATAAATTAAACGATTCAGATGATGCAGAAACAGAAAGCGAACCAGAAGAACAACAACCTGAACAACCACCAAAAAAACTTTTTAAAGTTGAATTAGAAGAGCCTAAAATTTTTATAAAACCTAAAAATATTGTTCATGATGTTATAAAAAATATTGATGTATGCTGAAATATTGACGAAATGAAAGAAAAAAGAAGTTTAATAATTATTATTAGGCAATATATAGGAACATTTAAAAAAGAATTATCAGAATTAAATATTAATGAAAAATTATTATTTAATTATGATATTATGAAATTAAAAATTTTATTGGAAAATATCAGAATAGAATTAAATTTAAAAAAAAATTCAACTTTGTTTATTGATACTGCAAAAAATATATTGGTTGGATATGAAAAAGTTTTATGTTATTCTGGTATTGATATAAAAGGCGTTTCAGAGGAATTATTAAATAATCCTGATTTTATATATGATTTACAAATGATTAGTTGCGAAATTGATATAAGCAGGTATATAAACCCAAAAACATCCGCATTTATGAAAGTTGTACAATCATCATATTATAAATATGAACAAAACAATATTATTAATAAATTTAATGAAAAAATTAATAATGATGATGTTTTAAATAAATTGAAAATTTTAACAAAACAAAATTAATTAAATGTTTCTACATAATCACCGTCTTTTTTTACTGTAACTAATGACGGAATATAAGCAATAATATTTATTGTTACAGATGTAGCAACTGTTTGGGTTGGTGTAAAATACAACCTGTGAATTCCAGATTTAAAACTTTCACATGATACATAATTTGAAGAATCTGAAACATCATTATGAGCAGTAAAATCAATAATATATATATTATTCTTTTTTCTGTAAAAGTAATATTTATTTACAGGGTCATATATATCAAATAAATTTTGTTTATGTTCCACATCTGTTAATTTTTTACCATTTAATATATTTATTCCTGATGAATTATTAATATAAAAATCTCGAATATTGTAGAAGTTTATAAGGTTTGCATTTGTTGAGTTTGTATCTGTCAAATAAATTTTTAACATTGATATATTATGTTTTATATCTAAATCTACATATGTTTCTGTTCCGTTTGTTAAATTATTTAAAATCCTGTTATAAAATAATGGTTTATTATAGTATGTATCAATTTTAGGATATCCATAAATATTATTAATTGTATTAGGTTGAACTTCTAAATATTTACATACTAGTTTTAAATTAGAAACTATAACATCTGTATCAGTTGGAACACCTCCATTTATTACATTTTTTCTAAATTTTACTCTCAAAGTCAAATTTTTAGGTAGTAATGATAATATATTTGATTTTCTCAATGAAAAAAACAACTCAATCATTAAATTTTTTGATGTATTTGGTGCTATATTTAAACTATTATTTATATTTGTTGAATCAACATTTAAAGTATCTTCATAATATAACGAATTTGTTGGGTTGTATTTTTCTAAATTTTTCATCCATTGATAATGAGAATCAAAAGATGCTATTTCATTACCATTTTTAAGAATACTTATTTTTTCAATCCATAGCGGTGATTGTATTGTTTGCAGGTTTTGCGTATCATGTTCATTTTTAACATCAAAACTTAAAAAAAATGTGTGATATAAAAACGGTTTTGCATCTAGTTCAAAATCTACTTTTTCCCCGTTTACAAATGGAACATTATTATATGAATTTTTTGGTAAAATATCATGTGATTCAATATTTACATGACTAATATTATTATATTGATGCAGTGGCATGTTATAATAATTACCTAGATTTTTAAATGAATAAAAATCTATTTCTTTATTGACTTGAAAATTAAAAAAAGCTGAACCTTTGTCATTTTTTACTGTATCGTAACTCATTATATATATATTATAATTTAGAAAAAATATAATAATTATTTAAGAAAATTTTAATATAAATGAATATATGGAAAATATTGAAATAAATCAAAAAATAAACAAATATGATATAATTCACCCTAAATGTGTTATATATAAATATACTGAATTAGAAACTGGAATTTATTATATTGGTTCAACTACCAATAAAAAACAGCGTCATTCAAATCATAAATCCGATTTTTATAATGAAAATCTACCAAGTTATAATAAACCGTTTTATGTTGAATTAAGAAGACAAAATAAAAATATTAATAATTGTAGTTATGAAATAATAAAAAAATATTATGATATTTCTAGAAAGGAATTAAGTAAACATGAAGAAGAATATATTAAATTATATAAAAATGATGAGTTGAATTGTAATAAGTATAGTGCTTATACAGGATTAACACAATTAGAACAAATTAAAAAAAGACAGTTAGAAAAAAAAGAGGAAATAAAAGAATATAATAAAAAATTTATGCGTGAATATTACGAACTTAATAAAGATAAAATATTAGAACAAAAAAGAAAAAAATATGAAGAAAACAAAGGGAAAAAAATAGAGTGTCATATTTGTAAATGCTCTTTTTTATATCACAATAAACATAATCATTATTATTCACAAAAACATAAAAAAAATTTTGATTTATTCAAAATCAAGAATAACATAATTGATTAAACAAAAAACAAAATATTATATTATTAAATTATTTATTTAATAATATTATATGGAACAAATTTTAAAAATAGATAATTCCAGATTTTCACTTTTTCCAATAAAACATAATAATATATATAAATTATATAAAGAATGTATTAGCATGTTTTGGACAGCTGAAGAAATAGATTTATATCAAGATATAAAGGATTTTAATGATAAATTAAACCAAAATGAAAAATATTATATATCAAATGTTTTATGATTTTTCGCAGCATCTGATTTAATTGTTATGGAAAATTTAGCATCTAATTTTTTAAATGAAATAAATATATCAGAATCACGGCTTTTTTTATCAAATCAGATATTTATGGAGTCAATACATTCAGAAGTTTATAATTTAATAATTGATACTTTAATTAAAGATAAAAATGAAAAAATAAATTTATTTAATGGTATAGAAAACTCAAAAACAATTAAACATAAAAAAGAATTTTGTGATAAATATATGAATCAAAAAATTACTTTTTCAAAAAGATTAATAGCATTTATTTGCATAGAAGGAGTTTTTTTTTGTAGTTCATTTGCAAGTATTTTTTATTTTAAAAAACGTAATCTTTTACCTGGTTTATGTTTTTCAAATGAATTAATTAGCCGCGATGAATCGCAACATGTTAGACATTTAATATTAATTTATGAATTATTAAATAATAAATTATTATATAATGAAATAATAAATATATTTAATGAAGCTGTAAAATTAGAAATTGAATTTGTAAAAGAATCCCTGCCAGTTTCTTTAATAGGAATAAACAGCGATTTAATGTGTGAATATGTGCGGTTTTGTTCTGATAAAATATTACAAGAATTAAAACAACCTAAATATTTTAATTCAAAAAATCCGTTTGATTTTATGGAAATGATATCAATGGAAGGAAAAACTAATTTTTTCGAAAGAAAAGTTTGAGAATATCAGAAATGAAATAATAAAATAATTGATTTTAAATTAAATGAAAATTTTTAAAATATTTATATAATATTATTATATGGTAGAAAAAATCATTTATTATTTAGATAAAGAAAATAATAATTTTTCTTTATACATTTTAGAAAATTTACAATGGGAACAATTAAAATTTTTAAAATATCATATAGTGGATTATAGCACACAAAACAGTAAATTAATTATATTAAAAAATGATGGATTAACTAATTTTAAAATAACTGAAAAAATAGAAATATATAATAATTTTAATTTAGAATTACAAAAAGAAAATATTAATATAATTTTATATTATTATTAAAATATTTATATAATATTATTATATGGTAGAAAAAGAACAGCAAGAAATTTTAAAAATTAATGATTTAGATTTAATACAACATTCATTCACTTTAATTTGTTCAAAAAGAAATAGTGGGAAATCAGTTTTAACTAAAAATATTGTTTATAATTTATATAATAAATTTGATTATGATTCTATATTTATATTTTCAGAAACTTCAACATTTACAGGCGATTATGATTTTATACCTAAAGAATGTCATTTTAAATTTAAAAATATTGATAATCAAATAAAAAAAATAATGAATTATACAGAAAAAAAAAGAAAAAATAATAAATCCTTTTCAGTTTTATTAATATTAGATGATGTGATTTTAAATAAAAAATCAAATGTTTTAAATGATTTATCAACTTTAGGACGTCATCATTTAATAACTACAATTTGTAGTGTGCAATATTGTAAAGGTTTAATATGAAGCACCATAAGAAATAATTTAGATTATATTTTTATGTCTGATATAGGAAATATTCAAATTGATGCAATATATGAATGTGTTTCAACTGATAAAAACAGATATGATTTTAAAAATTTTATTATTTCTAATAATAATGATTATCAATTTATTTTTTATAATGCACGTGAAAAATTACGAAAAAACCGGTTAAAAATTATTAAAGCGGATTTAATTAAAATTGAATTTTTTTAATAAATTAAAATTAATTATATTTTTATATAATTAAAATTAATAGTTTATTTAATCAGAAATTAAAAAAAATAAAAATATAGAATTTTTATAATTTATTTCATATAATTCATTAATAAATTTTAAAAAATTTTGTTCAAGTTTTTCTATTAAATTATTAATGTTTATATTTTCAAATTTCTGATTTATAAATTTAATAAAATTATTATTTTTAAAATTTTTTAAATTCATATTTTCTAAATAATATATATTTTTTATTTTTAATGAATTAAATTTATAATTTTCTATTATATTAGAATATATTTTTTTATTTAATTTTTTTAAATATAAATCAAAAACATGTATAATTATTTCATTTATTGAATAATTACCCTCATATATTTCTATTTCTTCTTTTAATATTTTTATATATTTATATTCTGTTTTTTTAATTTGATTGTTTATTAATTTAAAATATTGATTCATTTATTATATATAATAAAATATATATTATTATCTTTAAATATTTTTATTTTAAAAATTTTGTAAAAAAAAAAATTTATTAATTTTAAATAATAAATAAAAAATTTTATATAATTTATAATTTATAATTTATTTTATTAATCTTAAATCAATTTTCTTTTTTAAGTTTGTTAGAAATTCTTCAAAATCTTCGTTTTTAATAGCAATAGAATCCATTTTTTCTATTATTCTAATCAACTCCTTTAATTCTAAAATTTGAGACTGTTTTATATTATTAAATATTTTATTTATTTCATTTATACATTTAATAATTTGACTTAAACCATCTTCACCAAAATCTAAAAATGTAAATGCTTCTATTAAATTACATTCTATTAAATAACATTCCTCATTATTTTCAAAATCGTTAAAATCATTATTTTCAAAATCGCTAAAATCATTATTTTCAAAATTATTATTCATTTTTATATATAATATATATATTATAATTTCTTTAAATATTTTTTTTCCTAAACATAAAAAAACAAAAATGTTTAAAAAAAATATATTCTGTTTTTTTATAAAATTGAGCTCGCCTTTTTTTCTCAAATTGAGCACGCTTTTTTTTCTCAAAAAAAATTATGTTTTTTTCTCAAAT